GCCTCAAAGGTGCCAACCTTGCCTAAAGGGTGTTGTGTCGCGTTAAGATCTATAGCTGTACCTGAGCTGTGGTTACTTAGCTTGTCAGTTGTACCGCGTACCATACGGAAACAGTAGCCCCAATCATCTAAAGAGCCCTCATCAATAGGCTCAATTAGTTTATGAAACTCAGCTGCAAAACCCACAAGCAACGGTGCAACCTTTTCGGCACAACGTAGCTTGATAGTACTGCCAGGTACAGGGTAAGACTTTATGCTTATCTCTGCCTGATCCTTTGATGCTGGCCAACCGTTGTAACTAGTCAGCATTTGCCGCTAAGTTCGGTGTGGATTGTTCCGCTTGCATAGCATCATAGGCAGATTTCAAGCCTGACCAAATAGTGCCGTCAGCGTTTTCAACAGTTACGCACTCCAAGCCGTCTATGTTTGTGTATGTTTCCATAATTACAACTCACATCCTGTAAATAGAATTAAAGCAGAGGCATTGTTAGAGCGAATAAATGCAGGTTGATTTGCAGCAATTGTTGGATTTCCTGCGGTAATAGTTGCACCAATAGTTGCTGAAGTCGTACCTGCACTATCAAAAGCAACTGTTGAAACTCCAGTTCCAGCCGTTGCCGATCCGTTGATTAAAATAAAATGACCTACTGCTGAAACAGTAATTCCAGTCGGTGCTACTCTTGGCGTAACCGCAAAAATTACTGGAGCATAAACTTGTGTTGTTGATGTTGCCATACCTTGAAAACTGTTATTCAGTCCAGAAATCGCTGGCAAATACCTTTGGCAAGCGGCTAATTCTCCTTGAAGTGTTCCTGTTGCAGTTTGGAAAGCGGTAGCGACTGAACCAGCCTCGATCTGAAAGCCCCAGAAATCTAGTGTTGCATTTTGTAAACCAATAGCGTTAGCGCGAGCGTCAAAAGATGATCCAGCAGATACCCAAATAAACATTACCAATGAAGAACCTGTGCCAATAGTCTTTCCAGAAATGCTTGGGATAGTTATTGTAGATGTGTAACGCGCCCACGATGTGCTTAAAGTTGATGCAGCAAGTGCAGATGTGAAGACTGCACCCGAACCGCCAGAACCAAATACTTGCTGCATTTCTACTGAAACTTTAGGAGTTCCCGTTGATGCTTTAGCCCAAAATGATACAGTAATTGTCTGACCTGCTAATGTTCTAACGTCTTCTATTTTTTGAGCAACTGCTGCGTATTGTCCTGATGTGGTTTGTCCCGATACAACAGAACGCATAAAGTTAGTTGCTTCATAACCTGCAACTGGGGCTGCACCTGGAGTAAAGACTTGTGGCGTAATGGTATGAGTACCACCAGATGCTTCATTGTAAAATCTGTCAAAATTGTAACCACTTGTACTTGATGTAAAGTTTCTTTGATTTATTGTTAAATCACCGTTAATAATCTTATTCTTACCAGCAGCAAAGTTGGCTTGATAGCGCAAGCCTGTTGAAGTGGAACTATCTGCTACGAGAGTTTCGCCGTTATTGCCAACAGTTAAAACCGCGGCGGTAGAGGCCCCTGATCCAGCTACTAAATCACCTTTAGCTGTTGTGGCTAGAGATACCGTTACGTCACCTGATGAGCCGCCGCCTGTCAGGCCTTTGCCAGCTGTAACACCTGTGATGTCACCGATAGGTGCAGCAATCCACGCAGCCCCGTCATAGTACTCAGTACTGTTTGTATCTTTAAGGTAAGAGTATTGCCCCTCTTGTGGTGAGGTAATAGCTGCAGCGCGGGCAGCCGATGAGGCAAACACCAATACGCCTTGCATTAGGTAGCCGTTAGTGTCAGCTGCCGTAAGTACCTCGCCAGTAGTAAAGGTCTTAAAACCTAATCCAGCTGCCATAGTCCTAGCTCCTTAATAACTTAATACGCCGCTGTCAAGCAAACCGTATATGGATGAGTCTAATATAAAGCCGTCAATAATCGGCTCTAAAGTGGTTAGTGTTGTTTTCCAGCTGTTAGGGGTAATGGTTTGTGCCACGCCGAACACCTGTAAAGTTTTAGTAAGGGTTGAGCCGCCAGGCTGATTAGTTGTAATTGTTACTGGGTCAAAGTAATTAAGGCCTAAGGCCGCGATAATGCCAGCGTTGTAATTGTCTGTGTATAAATCTAGCTTGATAGCATCACAACGGATAGAGGTTTCAGCGCGTGAGGCAATATAGGCACGGGCATAGTCAAGGGCTACCGCATCAGTTTCCATTAAAAGGTTTTGTTGGTTGTAGCTATGAATAAAGTACTTATCTATGCTGGCTTGATTGATAGCTGTTTGAGCCGTGCCGCCTGTACGAGTAATAGAGGCTGAGTTATAAACTAAGGTATCGTCTAATCTCCAAACCGCATCAAAATAGCCTATGTCTGTGCCGTTGTCGTTAAACACAACAGGGGCTTTACCTGTGCTGCCAGCGGTTACAGCTCTATCCTGGAAAACAAACGAGCCTGAGGCATCAACATAGAGCGCGCCGTACTCACTTATCTCTACCGTTTGCATAGCTGCAAGGCTTGTACGTGCTGTGCCTGGATCATTTTGCAGCGTAGTTAAACCCGCATCTACGTCACGCATAGTTGCAGGCCAGCCAATTTGATCCAAAATCTCATTAATGCGTGTGCCTGATAGTTGCCCAGCTGCCGCCCCCGCCACCGTACTAATCTGAGCATTTTGAGCAAGCCTGAAAGCATCCACAGCTGTAATAGTTGTGTACACAACATCATTAGCATTTTTAGGGGTAGTGGTTGTATAGGTTGTAATAAAGCCTGAAAAGATAGGGTAAGTAGTTGCCCCGTAAGTGGCTGTAATTTGTACTTTACGCATAGGGGTCAATAGCGTGTAGTAAGGGCTGGCTGGGTTTTGAGGGTTAAAATCGCCGTTTTGATCCACAATACGCATAGTAAGAGTGCCTGTTTGAAACTGATCAGCCTGAGGGTTGCGGCCTCGCATAGTTTGTATGCTGTCAACCACGTTTGAAACATCAACAATAACTGATGCGCTGTCAGCCAAAATATTTGTACCTAAGATACCGCTATCTAAAACCATAGCCTGAGCAAAGCTAGGCCCAGTACTAAAGTTAATAACGGCGTTAATTACTGGGATTGTCATACGGCAATAGCCCCTGCGTAGTTGAGGTTATTACCAAACCTATTGTTTTGCTGTACAGCATTTTGTACAACCTCAATTAGGCCGCTTGTCTTATCCTCAATAGTCACAATAACCTCAGTAGAGCCAGCGCCGTAGCCGCGGCCTGTGTTCATATTAGGGCTGTAGCCGCCTAAATCGCCTAGCTTTCTTTGGTACTCAATAAGTGATAAATAGTCAGCATAGTTTTGCTGCTCCTGTAATAAGGCAAAAGCATTAGCACGCTCTGTAGCTGCCTCAGCGTACTCAATAATTGCCTCAATAGAGCCGCCCTTAGTATCTATAGGTGCTATGTAATCGCCTACTGTGATGCCTGAGCCTAGTGAGCCGCTAGTCGGTAGCTTTGCCGTAGCCTGTGTGTTGGCCTGAGCTAATAACCGTAGCATTTGCTCAATTTTAGCCAGGGCCATATTAAGGTTATTTTGATCAATAAGCTCTTTAGGCTTTAGGGCATCTAAAATATTTTTAATATCTGTGAGCTTGTAACTTTGATTTTGTAGCGTGCCTAATATTTGTAAATCTTTGTTTAACTTTTCAGCCAGGCGGGTAGCAGCTGCAACATCCTTATTAGCAATTGCATCCTCTAGCGCCAATATGTCTTGCTTAACCGTTAGGCGTGCAAGGTCATTAGCCAGCTGTAAGCGCTGTTGATCTGTAGCATTTACGCCTAGCTTGTCAATCTCCTGTTGTTTAGCCAGTAGAGCAGCCTGGATTTGAATAGCATCAAGGTTAAAAACATCCTGACCTTTACCTAAAGCCAGGGCAGCCTTATCAAGGGCAGCCTGATCTTTCTTTGATTTAGCGGTAGCAGCGGCACTTTTAGCTTGATCCTTAGCCAATTTAGCAAGCTCTTTATTGCGCTTGATAGCATCCAGCTCAGCCTTTTTAGCAGCTGCCAAAGCTGCACGGCCTGTATCTTGATTTGCCAAACTCATAGGCTGGCTAAAAGGTTGTGGCCCCTTAACCTCTTTGATTAGCTCCTCTAGGCGCTGTGGGCTAAATCGGCCCAGTACGTTACCTACAAGGCCAAAAGCACCCTTAACAATACCTGCACCTGGGATACTGGCAATTTGCTCTTTAAGATATACGATACTGTCAATAAAATTAGCTAGTGATGATGCGGCGCTTTCGATCTGCCCGCCTACCTTGCTTATGCCGTCACTACCGCCCAGCGAGCTAATAGCGCCCAAAAGGCTTGTGCCAATAGTCTCACTAGCGTTAGAGGCTGATACTTTGAGTAAATCCATTTGCCCCGTGTAAGAGCTAAGCGCAATAGCACCTGATCCACTAAACCTTTGGTTGAGGGTATCTACTATCTCATCAAACGACATAGCCTTAATTTCAGCCTGTGTTAAACCTAGCTTTAATTGCTTTAAGCCTTTTGTGTTACCTACGTACGCCTGTGAGAGTAAATCTATAGTAGAGGCATAATCTAAGCCTGACCCGCTTGATACATCAAAAGCAAGGCCCATTAGCTTTTGAGTTTGTGCTACTGATCCCGTTACAGCTGCAAGGTTGGAAAAGGCAGGGCGTAGCGTGTCATCTAAAATGCCCGTTTGGCTCTGTAGCTTATTAATAAAGTTTTCTACGTCAATTGAGGCATAAGCCAAACCAACATTTTTTAAGCTGTTAGCTAATAATTTTTGTGCCTTAATATCATCACTAGCTGCCTTAACTGAGGCTTTGCCGTAAGCCAAAACAGCCCCAGCGCTCAGGGTTACCCCTAACGTGCGGCCTAGATTTTTAACACTACCTGTAAGTTTCTTAGTAGCTTTGTCTGCATCAGCAAAAGATTTTTTGCCTAAAAACTGGCTGGCTATATTGATTACTAGATCAGTTGCCATTATGCGGCTCTTTTCGTTTGCTCATAAAACATAGCTGATGACTTTTCAATAGCTCTAATTACAGCCGCGTTAGCCCTGCCGTTATCCTCAGCCCAGGCGCGATAGATCAAACGGCCTGTTTGCTTTGTTGTAGGGCGGCCAACCATACCTTTAGGGCGAGCGTTGACTAGCTGGCCTGTTGAATTGAGGTTATCAATAAACTGTTTGCCTGCATCAGGGTTGAGTGAGTTGTTATAGCCCTTACGGTCACCGCCTGGCGGTAGGTAGTAATTGAGCTGAAAATCTGCGGTTGGGTAATCCTCACTACCGCTTGTACGATAGACACGGCCCACGCGCTTATAAACAGGTTGGCCCTGAGGGTTTTTACGGCCTGCGGTTTCATAGATAGCACCGCCAGCTGACTTATTAAGAATACGTGCCAAAGCCACAAAGCCATTTTTGTTTGGCTTTGAGGGTGCTGTGCTGTACGTAATGCCTGCCTTAGCTTGTACTGAGTTAAACTTTGGAAAAGGCCTATATGTCAGGTTTTCTGCTCCCGATATATTTTTAGTCCAGCCTGACAATACCTGGCCGTCACTAGGTACAAAGCCACGTGCTACCTGGGTAACTGTCTTTAAAGCAGCACCCATTTCAGTTTGAGTTTCTTTTGCTAGATCAGGCGCAAAACGTTTAAGAGCTACGCGTAGTTGTACGGCCCCCTCTAGCTCTACTGGCATTTTGTAGCTCCTTAGCTCTATCGTGTAAAACTCTAATCATATTGCGTAGCATTACATCATCAAGGTCTAGTAAATACTGGGGCGCGATACCCGTTTCAACGGCTAGCTGCGCTATGAGGTAACCAAAGTTACCGCGCCCCACTATTCCAAAGGGGCATCATCTAATACCTCAACGCGTACTAAGGTATCTAAAAACGCTGCCCCAAAAGGCTCTACTGTTTCGCCGCTTGTGCGTATGCACTCCCAGGCTAGCCAGTAAATATCACTTTGCTTTTCATCATCTCTAAAGGCTTTGTGGAAACCTTTTTTAGCATATAACTCAAAGGCATACTCAATACGCGGCGTTATCTGATGCTCTGTAATATCGCCGTTAGCCCTTGTAATTTTAAGTCTTGCCATTGTGTTAGCCCCTTTTCTAGTTTGTTATGCGGTTGTAATTACAATAGGTGAGTTACACGTGAAAGTAATGCTCTGTGTTGACTCATCAGCAACAGCGCCGTTAATGTCGGTTGTGTTGTTAACCAAAACTGTGGTGCTGTATAGCGGGTTGGTTGTTGAAACCGCTGCGCTTGTCTGCTTTAGAGTTAGTGGCACGGTTGTACCCCAGGCAGCTTGTAGTGTTGCGCGAACAGCGCCCGCACCTGAGGCTGCATCATCATTTAGAAAATCCAAAGTGATAGTGCTGGCCTCTAAGCCCTTAACAAACTTATGAGCGCTATCGCACATAGCTGTAACCTCTAGCTCATCAAAGCTACGGTTGATTGTTGCGCTTGTAACGTGATCAGATAGGACTACGCTATTTAGAGTAGCCGTTACGCCGTTTGATAAGAAAATCGCCATTTGGGCTATTCCTCTACTTTCTGTGTCGTTGTTTCTTTTGGTTGGGTTTCTTTAATCTCTTTTGGCAAACCTTGCCCAATTTTGATTAAAAAAGCTTTTTCTTCATCTGATAATGACATTTAATTACTCCCAGCTCGTTAGTACGGATATTTGTAGATCAGCTGTTAAAAGGTCACCGCTAGCAACACTAAGTACGGCAGGTGCGGATACGGCGGTAACGTTAAAAACAATAGAGCTTGATGCTAGTTTTTTAAACACAGCTACTATTGTGTCCTCTATGCCAATAAGGTTTGAGGCATTGTCAAACATAGGCACGGTCATAATAATTTTAAAATTAGCCATAGGCGAGATACTGGCGTATGAGTTATTGCCTGGCGCGATATACGGATCAGCTGGGGCAACGCATACGCTGTTGGCCAATACCGTGCTGGGCGGGTAGGCAAAAACGCTCCACACATTTGCATTAGTAAGAGCCGTAGCAATTGTTGTACGTAAAGTTGTTATAGGCGCTGTCATCATCCCACCATAGCCGCGGGCGATAAGTACGGCGCTAAGAGCCCTCTGATAGAGGCCATAAGTGTATTTGACATTTTAAACGGGCTAGGGCTGTAGCCGTCAACGCTTGTGCCGCCGTTTTGTGTGCTAAAGCGTGCTGTCCAGATATTTTCAGCAAGCATTAGTGCAGCTGCATTAATTGCAGGTGTGTTTGCATACGTTGCTGTTTTTGTATCGTCACCTGTCATAGTGCCGTATGGCAATACGCGCCTAAAGTTTTGGTTGGCAGCTGTCTTTGCATACTGGATAAAGCTGTAGCCCTGTGGAAATTGCCAATAGTTAAGCTGCATATTAAACGCTGGCAAAATATTAGCTGTGCCTGTGCTAAAAGGTATTGTGCCTGTAATTGTGTAGGTACCGTTAAAAGTTGATCCAGCACCCGCAATTGTCACGCTTTCGCCAGTTGTAAAAATACCTGGGTTAGCGATCATTACAGTAGCTACGTTATCTACTAAAGCTGTGCCAACAACAGGTGCGCTGTCAAACCACAAAAAGCCATTAATTAAATCCTGTGCTGCCTGGCAGGTGTCCTCAATCCAGGTGTAAGAGTCGTACAGGGTGCCAACACCCAAAGAGGCTTTAAGTGTTGCAGCCGTTACGTAGGTTGCTGGCATTTGTGTACTCCTTACTTTAAAAGGTTTGGTAGGGCTCAAAGGGCTAAGAGCCCTACCAAACTATTAGTGGGTTGTTATCAGGTTAAGTTGTAACGTACTAGGCCGTTAGGCATCTTTACGATAGTTGCCATAAAGCCATAGATAGCAACCTGTACCTGTAGGTTTGAAACTACGTTAACTGACATATACGCCTGTGGTGAGCGATATACGGTCATAGCCTCAGGTGCGACAATGAAGGCTGAGTCATCAATAGTTGTTGAAACCATTTGATGATCAACGTATAGATCAAGGCCTAACACGTTACCGCGGATTGAGGTAGGTGTTGAAAGGCCGCCTGAGTTCATAGGTGCCGCTGCGTTGTAAATAGGGCGGCCTGTTGAGTCTGTTGCACCCATTAGCAAGCTCCATTGTGAAGGGCCAGCAACATAGTTACGTGCAAAGTAGCTTGTATTCTTGTAGATATTTGCAGACTCAGTAGATACGTAGCTGATAATGCCAGCTGATGTAGCTGCTACAGCTGTACCCTGTACGCCACCTGCAACAACGTCAGCAATTACAGCTGCATCTGTTGCTAGTGAGTAGGCACGCTGTAACTGATTTGTTAGCTCAGCGTAGAAATTAGGGTCTGAGCGCTCTAGCAATTCAACGCTAATTGTGTTCATACCTGAGTACTTTTTAACGGTACCTGAAAGGTACTGAGTAACCATACCTGTATTTTGAACAGCGCCAGCCTCAGCCTCAACTGTTACAACAGGTGCAACACCTGATTGACCGCCCGCGCTCGTCACGAGTGACGGCACCTGGATTGTCATTCCACTATTTGGCAAAACGCCTGAGCTTAGAGCATTGATCATAGGTGTATCAAAGTTTGTATTTGAAACAAACTCTGAAAGGTATTGAGTAGGGTTAAACGCTGGATTTGTGCTGAAAGAGTCATCAGCAGCCGTTACGTATAGCTTTGACTCATCATTACCCAAAGCTGCCTTGATCTTATGCTCTGTGTATGTAGCCATTGATGTAATAGGTGTACGTAGTCGCTGTGAGTTAAGCGCGCTAGGTAGGATGATTTTACGAGCTGCCTCTACTGTAGGTGCAGCCTGCTCTGTGGCATCTACTGCCTCAGGTGCGGATTGATCGGGGGCTGTAGTCACAGCGGCCTCGCTTTCGGTTTCGGTTTCGGTTTCGGTTGTTGTTGTGTTTATTACGGTGTTAGTTGTCGTAACTTTTGTGCTTGTGGATAAAGCTGCATCTACTGGCATATCGCCAGCAGCAGCAGCAATTTTTTGCACCGCGGCGCTCGCAAAAGCGGCGCTCTCAACGAGTGACACCTCGCGTAAAGTGGCAGCGGTGACCAGGAGATAATCTTTTTCAGGCTTTGATGCTGTGACCTCAACACCAACGGATAAGCCATCCATTAATTGTTCCTGGGCTAGCAAAATGGCATCAGTACCACGTGATGAGGCACTTACTTTAAAGCTTGCATATAAACCGTCTTTAGCTGATGTAATGCTCTGCATACGTCCTACAGGTTTTGAGTTGTCGTGAGACATTAAAAGTTTTACGCGGCTAGGTTCAGCTGCAACGATTGAGCCCTCAGCAAAAACAACTTTGCCAGCTGAGGTATATCCAATTTCGCCATACGGTGCAATTTTGCCTGAGATAGTACGGCGCTCACCGCTATCTACAGCCTCAACGTTACCGCTAAAGGTTAATAGCATTGGTTCCATTAGGATTGATCCCTTCATTTAGGCCACTAGGGCTTAGTTGTTCCATACTCTGAGCTTGCTCTAAATCAATTAAACCTAGATTGAGCATCTTTTCAATTGCATCCAAA